ATCGGGGGGAGTGACCTCGTCGCCGATCTCGATAGGGTCCGCTAGCCCACCCTCGGGTGCTTGACCACCGGCTTTCAGCCAGCCAGCCAAACATTTGCCGCCCACACTATTCAAGTTCACCTGAGAATAGGCCAACTGGCGAAAGGACCTGGAGAAACGGGTCCTGTGCTCTTGGGTTACGTCGTGGCAGGCTTGCTGACCAGCGGCCGTGAGCGTCGTTCCCAGATAGAAGACAGCTATAGAGTTACTGCCAAAATGCGGCTGGTCGCCGTTACGGGGACCCAACTCATGCCACGTCGAACGCCGATCCCAACCCAACCCCTCGAACACCTCACCCGCCTGCGACACATAGAAATGCCACGGTGCCGCCTTCGGCTCGAACATGCGTTTGAGGTTCTCAATCCAATCCCGTGGATCGTCGGCCTCATACTCCGGCCACCTGTTGTCGAACCACACAATCCCCAAAGACTGCTCAGACCGAGCTACTGCCTTTACCGGATCGTTATTGGGCTCCACAAACAACATAGCGTCATCTCCAAATGCTAGAAGGCCGAGCCCCAATGGGACCCGGCCTTCAGGTTAGCACTACCGTCACCCTTCTTAGGTGGTGGTGAGCCCCGTGAACTTCGCAGCATACTTCTGACGCTTCAGACGGAATGACAGTTCCGCAACAGCCATAAGGCTGTCAGCATCGCCAGTTTTGGCGAGAGGCTCCGCGCGCCATCCACGCAAAGTGGCCAAAGCACACTGGTCAGCCGTGTACATGATCGCATCCGAATTCCGCATATAGCGGGAGACAACGAACATCACTCGACCGACATCGAAGTCCATGTAGTCGACGATGGTGCCACGACCGTTGTCGGCCCGCTGCACCTCGACCGTGCCGAGGGCATTCAAGACACGCTTGTTCGCCAAGTTCAAGGCCATTGTAAAACCCTGACCAGGTGTCGAACCAGCGTTGTACATCGCTGCTATCTGGTCACCGATGAGATCCTCAGTCAGCGCTGTGCCAGTCGAGTTCTCGTTGGTGGAAATGTAGTACATGAACCCGCCCATTGTGCGCTGGTCCACTGCGTCGTCGTAACGGGTCCCATAAATGAGGGCACGCTCAACCATCTTCGCAAGTTCGATCATCTCCTTATCGAACTGGTAGAGCATTTCACCGCCTCGAACGAGACCGTACTTCGGCATCACCTGCTCAGTACCCGTGGCCTGCACCTTGCGAGGGCCGAAGATCTGAGTGAAGTTGTGCCGACGGTCACGATCAACGTGGGACGCCTCGATAGCATCGTTGCCCTCAGGGAGGGCCTGACCGATACAGATGATGTCTTTCCCGTCAGCGTGAGCGGCTGCGGTAGTACCAGCGAACGCACGAATGACAGTCAGATTGTTGGTGCTGACCGAAGACACATACAGTGCCTCATCCTCGATGTACAGCACGTCACCAGCCTTGAAGCGTGTGCCGTCCGTGGCTGTCAAAGTGACATCCGAAATCCCGTATTCGCCTCCTTCGTTGATAGTGGAAACCGCATCCAACAGGGTGTCGTCCTGCCATTCGATTTTCTTGTTGTCGATCGGAATGTTCGAGAGTGCCGGAGCACCACCGAGGACATATCCGTTCTGGAGTGGAAGATCGAGCGGGTCGATCAGGTCAATTATTGCGTCGATGGAGATTGGGACTCCACCGTTCAGGCCGTAGGAGCTAAGTACCCCTGTTGCGTCAGCCGCCATGTCAATTCCTCCTGGGAAATTATCGGATCTTCATATCAATGTCGTCCCTGTGCTGCGTTCCTTCGGCCCTCGTCGAACTTGGACCCCATATTCGAGATCTCTTTCGCTGTCATTGGAGACAGGTTCTTGTCCAAGAAGGGCAGACCACGCTCATCTTTAGGAATCGCGTGGTCCATCGCAATAGACGCTTCACTCGGTCCAGCCGGGGGAGGTGAAATGGTTCCGTCCTCAATGCGTTTCTTGCCGTGAGCCTGCCTGTACCTGTTCGGCACAGCAGACTTAGCAAGCTGCAAAGGGGACTCGGTCTGCCAGTAGGACATCTTGCAGGAATGGCACGGACGTTGCGTGTCGTTAAGACCACACAACGCTGCCCCTTCCCAGCTTTCAATCCCCTCGCAGAACTCCATTACAGATTCCCTGCTTGAGCGTTCTCATGAGCTGCCATCGCCGTAGCTACGACCTCTTCGTCACGCTGTCTGCTCCGTATCCGATCCAAGGCACCTATCGCGCCTTGACCTGAAAGCAGAGTGTCGAGTGAAGCAACACGAGCATCTTCAGCAGGTACCCCTTCGTTGGTCAGCTTGTCAAAGGTCTGTTTGGCCTCTGAGTCTGGGTCCAGTATTTGGGTGTTCCCTGGGACTGAAGTCCCATTCGCCAAAGTGGATCGAACATCACCTGATGCGACACTTCCCTCTGGACCGTTCCGCTCCTCGACCTTACCCTCGGGAGAGTCAGGGATCTTCTCGTTGACCAAGTCATCAATGACGACAGGCTTGCCGACTTTGTACTGCTCGACCCAACCTTCCATCTCTGCGACCGTGGTCTCTGGAGTCCAGTGCTGATCTAGCACTAGCTGCGAGGTCGGATTATCCATGTCCATTCCCGCTGAGATCGCTATACCTTCTCGACTTCCTTTAAGTAGCAGATTGTGCTGCTCGGGGGTCAAGACGATGTTGCCTGTCTCATCGGTAGTGAAGTTTACATCCGTCATGTTCTCGTATCTCTTTCACAGTTACGGTCGATGTCTTTAGGAGGCCCATACCAACATGACCGTCTGCTGGTAGGCACCCTCCCCAGAAGGGGGACTTGTTGCCCAGCTTACGCACTCCCGAACCCGCTTGTGCGGTTGTTCACGAATGCGCCCCCGCCACCACGGAAGGCAGCTTGGCGAGCTCGTAGTCGTTTGGCGAGCTGATCTTCGGCTTTCCCGTCGTCCAAACCGAACGCAGAGTCAACGCCTGCGCCCTCTTTCGTCAGGTCCGTGGACTCTGAGACACTCTCACGGAACAGTGCGCCACGTCGGTTGATGTTCTGGAACTGGGTGCCTGCCTCTTGGGCAGAAATGCCCAACTCGGCGAGCCGTTTGGCCCCGGCTGCACCTATGCCGATGTTGGCGATCGTCGAACGGCCACCGATCTGGGACACCTCGACCTGTCGGGTCAGTTCGTCCTCAAGGTTCCCAGGGTCAAGCATGTAGGCGGCTAGGGCTACGTCGCCGTCTACCCCGTAGGTGTCTCGGAAGAAGTCTCGTGTCTCCTCAGAGGCAAGCTGCATGGCAGACACCCCGTTGGTCACACGCCTTGAGATCTCCAACGGTGAGTTCCCCCCGAAGATCCACCACGCGACCCTGTCCCTCGTGAAGAAGGCGTCAGCCAACCCGACCCTGGACAGGTAGCCGAAGTAGTCGTCTTCCAGATCCATGTAGTCCCTGGGACTGATGTTCGCACGGTGCTGTCCGGGTCCAACGCCTTGGTTGAGTTCGTCGATCATACGTATGGCAGGGAACCGGTCTTTGAATGCCTGTTCGCCGTGGAGGCGTAGCTCGATCTCGTCTTCGGACGCCTCCTCCTGAATCCACAACTCGACGGTCCCCACCAGCGAGTCCAACCCATACGAGAATAGGAGGCTCTTGATCAGGTCGAACGTGTCATAGTCGAATGTGTCTGGAGGGGGCTCAGTGCCACCGCCACCTCCGCCTCCGCCTCCGCCTGTATCACCACCACCTCCACCACCTGTGCTGCCGCCTGTGCTGCCGCCACCGTTGTTGTTGCCAGGGTTCACAACCTCAGGAATCTCCATCTCCCCCTCATCGTTGGGGTCCACGTAAGGACGCGTCGTACCGTCAGCACCCATGAACCCGTTGCGTACCGCCTCCTGCCTCATGCCCTCAGTGGCGCCATCCTGATCCAGATTGCCACGGAGGACTTGGTCAGCGAAATACCGCATCTGCTGTGGGGCGATGTCGATGCCCGCTGCCCTAGCCAACGGACCCAACCACTGTGAGGTCAGAAAGTCGATGTCGTTGTTGACATCCACCGCTTCACCGGCACCGACCCTCTCGTTGTAGCGGTTAGGTGTGGAGTAGTTCTGGAAGATCCGCTCGACCATCGCCTGTTCGGTGGTGGCACCACTGGGACCGTATAGGGCTTCTCTGTCTGCTCTAGCCATCAGCTCAATCCAAGCGATTTGCGGAGCCCGAGCCATACGGCTGCCCCGTCCTTCTGCACAGTACGTGATTTCCGGCCCTGAGGTGTACCCCGAATGTATGTCTCTGCCTCATTCACCGACATCGACTTGCCGTCGGCCCCGCCGTTCAAGACCTGCCCGTAGGTGGGGTTGTTCATAAAGTCGATGGAGTTCACGTCCTGCCCAAGGGTTTGCGCTATGACCTGCTTGTGCTGAGAGAACAGTTGGTCAGGGGTGAATCCGGCCCTGATGCGCTCGACGATCTTGTCGTCGTAAGCGAACTTGGAGATCGCCTGATCTCGGATCAGGTCACGTACCCCGTCCTTGGTGATGTCACCTATCGCTATCTGCTGAGCGAAGTTGAACGCCTCAGCATCAGTCATCATGACCATGAACGAAGCGGCCAGAGTGATGACAGACTCCATCGAAGAGGCCAAGGTACCTGAGGGGGTGGCGTTGGCCGGGTCGAAGGGCACACCGAGGACTGTGGCCCTGGTGAGCATGTCCGTCATCTCAGCCGCCTTCATGCCTGTCAACAGGTAAGCCTCAGCCTGTGCGTAGAGGGGGGATGCGACATCGAAGTTGGAGAACGGATCACCAGCCGGGGGCATGTACCCCAGATCGAGGTAGATGCCTCGCAGCTCCCTCGCTACCGCTACCAGCTTGTCGTAATACAGCTTCGGGTCAGTCGCCTTCTCGCCTACGAGGACACGCTGAGACTCGGAGCGAGACTTCCACCATTCCGTCACCATCAGCTTCGAGCGGATGTACCCCTCGTCTGTGGACCTGCCGTCCCTGGCAGCGGAGATGAAGATCTCCCTCAGTTCGGGGATTTCCATGAAGCTCAAGAAGAATGGAAGCGCCGTGATCACGGTCTCTTGGAGCTGTTCGTCTGTCATCTCGGACAGCGGGTCAGTGCCATCGTTGTCCGAGTCGAGATTCGCTGGCACCCCTGAGTCGGGGTCGATGTTGGCACCAGAACCGGGGTTCGCCCCAGAGGTACCTGATCCGCTGCCTGAGGAACCGAACGACCTGATGTCGCCGTAGCCATCACGACCGGAGAAGTCGCCTGAGACGGTGTAACCCTCCTGCTGGGCGGCAGCTAACGCTCGGTCCTCATACCTCTTGTAGGCGGCACCACCGTCGCTGTTATCCGTCACCGCCCACCGGGACAGGTCGATACCGTCGTTGTTCCGTGAGGCCACCCAGTAGGCGGCAGCCGCATTGGTGGCCGGGTCGTACAAGTCTGAGGTGTTGGAGATGATCGGTGGATCAGCGTTGCGGAGACCCTCGTGGTGGATGTAGTTGATTTGAAACAGGCCACGGTCAGACGAGGAGTCCCCGTCACGTGTCGGTATGCCACCGGACTCGGCGAGTGCGATAGCTACCATCGTGGCCGCTATCTCCGGGTCACCCCACACTCCGAGCGCCAGATTGAAGATCTCTACGTCGGAGAGCGCCGGGTCGTTGCGTCCGTTGTTGCCACCCGGCGACTGGGCAGCCCTCTCAGCCCGAGCGGGGATGCCAGACGGTGACTCCACTACTGGGTCGGATGCCTTCTCCCCCGTGAAAGGAGATGGGGCACCTTCGAGCATTGAGGGATCTACAAACTCTGCCATGACTGCCTTACTGGCTTATGGGCGACTTGAGTGCCCTCATGAATGTATTGAAACCCTGCCGGACCGCATGCTCTCGGACTTCAGGTGCATTGTTCTGCTTCAAGTAGTTCTGCATGAAGGCGACCTGGTCGAACTCCTCGAAGGTTGTGACCTGCACGTCGGAGCCACCACCCGTTGTGTTGCCTCCGTCTATGCCGCCACCGCCTGTTTCGATACCTTGCTGTGCGAGCGCTGCGTCCTCCTCAGCCTGCAACTCAGCGAGAAGCCGGTTACGTCGCTCCACGCCAGGGTCAATCAAGTTCTGGTCGACAGTACCCTCGAAGTTGCGCTCGGCCTCAGCCGACGTGTTCTCAGACAAGATCTGGTCACGACGATCCGAGAACCCTTGCGCCGTCTCAGCCCGGTCACCACGGATGTCTTGCAACTCCGCTTGAGTGGTCAACTCACGGTTCTGCACCGCTGCCGCCTGACGGGCCTTAGCGGTACCGTTGATCTGTTGCTGTGTCCGCACCATCTTGATCAACAGGCGCCTCTCCTCAGGTGTGGCGTTGCGACCCAGCTCCCTTTGAGCCAAGGCGTCGGCTTGGGAGATGATTGTCTCGGGAGTCGAGATCAGAATGGAAGCAAGGTTGGGGGCACGCTGAGCGAGGGCACGCAGATTGTCGGCGGAGTCTCGCAGATCCTCAATGGTCTGTAGGTCCCGGTTGATGCCTCGCTCTGTCGCTGCGTCAAGGATGGCGTCGACAGTGATCTTCTCCCCGAGGAGGTTCTGTCGCCGTGAGCGAGCTACAGCGCTATCCCAGTGGACTCGGGCGACCTCGTCACCTCTGGACCCCCAAGGGATCTCATCTGCGCCCTGATAGGGAGAGTTCGGCTGGTCGTAGGCGCCTGCCTGCAAAGCTGCGAGCTGCATCTCCCTGAAGTTCTTGTCTGGCATCTCTAAGTAGTAGCGCTGCAAGTCCCCCATCGTCAGCTCGTTCTGCAAGTCGAGCTGAGGCGCCATAGCCCGCTCCAACTTGAGCCTCATGGCGTTGGACGTGTCGATGAACTGTGCTTGCAACCCCGGGTAGGCCGAAGGGTTCAAGTACGTCTCTTGGATGACATCTTTGATCTCGTCCGAGTATTCCTTCGTGAAGAACTCTCGGGTGTACACCGTGTCCTCCGGATCGAACTCCGGTTCACCGTCAGGGCCTATCGCTCCCCCCAACTGGTTGGACGTTTCCCACAGATAGTTCGAGGCCCGGTTGGACATCTGCTGTGCCTTAGCTGCCAACTGCTTCGCCTGTTCCGCTGGCCCCATGTTGCGGAACGTGCGACTGTTGCGTAGCTCGGCAACCTCATCCAAATCTTCAGCGGTCATCCGCTCCGTACCCAACGCTACCGCTGGGTCAAGGAACCTGACTGTGCGTGTCGAGATGCGTGCGTTCTCCATCAAGTCGTCGACCCGAGGGGAACCGTTGCCCTCTTCGATCGCCTTGAGGATGCCTGACTGGTCTCGCAGCCTGTGGTCCCACGGCAGGTCGGATCGGCCTGTCTCGTATTCGTGGAGGAAGTTCTCCAACAGAGCGAAGTTGTCTTCCACCTCTTCCTCGGTGAACTCGGGCGGGATCTCCTCTGACAATACAGATCGGGTAGCCCTCCCACTAGGCGTGTCCATGAAGGGGGCTCGCATGGCTGAGCCTTGAGGGTTGACCAAGTCGTGTCTGTGGCGACGCAACCCGACACCGAGGGCGGTCCTGCGTGTCTCTTCCTCTGCCGTTGCGTCCGCTGCTGCCCCCTCTGCGGTCATGGAGAACATGGCCGCTTTGACGTGGAACAGGAACGTGTCGGCATCCAACCCCGAGTACACGTCCCCGAAGATCCCGGAGGCTTCCTTGTTCGTCTCGAAGGACTCATCCATCAGCTCAAAGCCACGACGGAACACGAACCTCATCAACCGGTCACTGTTGAACGAGTCGTTCAGGTAGTCGAGGAAGCCGTCGACATGAGCGAAGGCCTCCTCGTTGGAGGTGGGGTCACGGCGGGGCTTGAGTTCGTACTCTTCTTCCAACCGTTCGATCTCTGCCCGCTCGTCAGCGAACTCTTCACCCTTCGACAGGTTCGCTATCCGATTCTGGATCTGCTGCGCTGCCCGAGGACCGCCACCTGACTCGCCGTTGGCGTACACGTGGATGAGGGTCTCACCGACGATGTCACCGAAGTACTCGGAGCTGCCGTCCCCTGAGATGATGGACTCTTTGGTGACGCCCTCCAACTGTCCGGCCAGGTCGGTGATGGCGTTGTTGACGATGCGCTCACCGGCATTCTCGTCAGGCACCATCTCGCCTGAGTCGTCACGGGTGCCGTAGACGGTGGCGACGATGTCCTTCAAGTCTTGAAGGTCGAAGCCTGAGACTGTCTCGATGGAAGTCAGGTCCCGAGGGTTGAAACCTTCCTCACGTGACGGCGGGTCAAGGTCTGATGGATCGGCCATAAGCCAGATGTTACCTTGATCCGCCGAAGATGTTAGCGAAGCCCGCCAAAGGCGCCCTCACAGGGTCATTGTCGAGGTACCTGTGGAACAGGTCGGCCCAAGCCAGGTTCTTCTCCACTAGGTCCACGGTGTAGGCCTCCCAAAGCTGTGCCAGGTCTTCGTTCTCCGCTGAATCCAGCGACGCAGACCCGCCCTCACTGTTCCTGTCTTCCAGCTCTTGGACCACGAAGTCCCTGAAGTCGAGGTACTCGCCGAGGGGTTCGAGGTCACGTCGAGTCATCCCCAAATCGTCGGGGGTGCCCATGCCGGGTGTGTCAGCTATGGCTCGCAGACCCTTCATACGCTGGTCCCACTTGCCTCTGTCGGACTCGTAGAAGTCGGCAGCCCAAGCAGGGTTCTCTCGGAGGAGACCTTCCACCATGTTCTGACGGGTGTCAGATATGGCGGCAGCTTCCGCCACCCTCAAGTTCGGCAAGTCAGCATCGACCCTCTGGTATTCGATGAAGTCCATCAGCCTTGAGTACTTGATCCAGCCGAGCCTCACGTCTGGGGAGTGGGCCATCTCCTCAAGGGGGATCAGCTCACGGTCGCCCTCTTGGAACTGTGACATGTGGATGCCACGCATGAACTGGCCGAACACGCCACCGCCGTCAGCACCGGAGATCAGTGACCCCAACTCCGGGTATGCCTCCACGAGGGGACCGAACCGTTCCTGCGTTTCGACGCCATGCAACGTGGGTGGCATCCCGTTGATTGTGCGAGAGGTGGCTTGGGTCAGAGCGAAATAGTCCTGCCCGTACTCTCGCAGGAAGATCTCGTCTGCGTTAGCCGACTCGGCTTGCAGATCCCGGTAGATCTCGATCAGGTCGTTGTATGGGGAGCGGAACGACACGGAGGTGGGGGACAGCAACGCAGCCATCAGACGGATACCCATCAAGGACTTCGTCTCTGACTCCACTTCCTCCAAGAACTTCCTCAGCTCGACCGGATCGTCCCGGTCTATCCAAGGTGCGTCCCCGGTCTCCATCATCACGATCTTTGTCTTCAAGTTCTGTCTCATCATGACAGCGAACGAGTGGTCGTCGTCTTTCTTCGATATGGACAGGCCACGTCTGGCGTAGGCAGGGAGGAACGAGTCAACGAGCCCCTTCGGAGGCCCATAGGGGAAGAACACGTTCAACGTGGACTCAAGCTCAGGCCGTTCCTGTATGGCTCGACCTATCGGGTACTGCACAATCGGACCCAGACCGGGGAGGCCGTTGCCGAGCATGTTGATCGAGTTCTTCGAGAACGAAATCGTTTCCTGTGCGTCGAAGGCACCCTTGAAGAACAGTGAGTCGTTGGCGATACCGGCAGCCCACGTCGGGAGCCGGAACGTCAGATACTCGTTGCCTTCGTCGTCCTCGTCGAACACGTCCGAGTTCCATGCCGCCAAAGCCTTGCCGAAGAAGGCAGGGTTCTCGTAGGCCAGCCCGGTGTAACGGGTGAGCGCTTCCTGCCATGCACCGAAGAACGGCATGATCATCCGCATCGCCTCACCGAACTCTGAGTTCTCACCCAGCTCGTACAGGACGTGCCTGGTCTGTGACAGCGAGAACTCTTTCGCTGTGCGCTCCAGCCCGTGTAGCTGTGCCTGTGTGATACCGGTGTTGTTGATGTCACGACGGAACATGCGGATGAGGCGACGCATCTCCAACTGGTAGAAGTTGTCGAACATCGGCTGACGGGACAGTGTGTCGGCTGGGAACTCGCCAAGTACTTTCCATGCCTTCTCGACGAAGCTGCCCCACTTCGAGCCGACGGAGCCTTCCCTGCCCAAGGTCTCCAAGACCTCTTGGCCGTGGATGGTAGGGATGGTCTTCTGGTCGGAGAACTGCTTGAGCCATTCCCCTGCTGTCACTCGACCACGAGTCGGGTCCTGCAACTTCCTCAACAAGTCCGGGGAGGCGTTGGACAGTTTCCCGTCGACCGAGAAGTACCTGTCGATCATCCCTGTGACACCGTCGGCGTAGTTCCCTTTGGCCTGGTCCGAGTAGGTGCGGAACCGGACTGACTCCGAGTAGCGGATACCGGCAGGGTCATGTCGCAGCCAGTCGGCAAGCTCGTCGGCGATCATGTGACGGTAGTTCTCTGTGTCGATGTCGACTACGCCCTCCTCGATGTCGTCTGCTATGCGGCGGAGGAACCTGCCGACGAACGGGTCCTGACCCATTATCTGGTTGAACGTGTCCTCCATCGCCCCCTCCCACTTCCCCATGTTCATGTGGGAGTAGGACACGTAGGAGCCACGCACCGCTCGCATCTCAACGTCGAGCCCGTCTACGTGACCCATCAACGTCTTGAGAGTATTGCCCGAGGACACTGACAGTGACTCGGCCCACATGTTGCGGCCGTCTATACCGTTGCCTACTATCGCTTGGATCGAATGCCCGTCTATCAGACGAGTCATGCCCCAAGGCAGAGAGTTGTGTGCCGACTTGTACCGCTTCAAGAATCTGGCGTTCCCCACGAACCCGGCAGCGCCACCTACGGCAGCACCGGCAGGACCGGCGACAGCCATCCCGAACAGGGCACCCGTAGCGGAGGAGTTGCGGAGAGCCTTCGAGTTGGACAGTTTCCCATCGACACCCAACAGGCGCATGATCGGGTTGGACTCGTTCGCCAAGGCCCGGTACAGGTTGTGAATAGAGTTGTGGGTCTGCTTCAACTGGTCCATCCATGAGATGATCCCGCCGAACTGGGCTATCTGCCGGATGCGCTCATCTATCAGCACGACCTTCGCCACCCAAGCAGGACGGAGCAGGGCCGTTGGGACCCAATGCTTCATGATCCCCTCCAACCCGTCCTGACTCCATCTCATCCCTACCGTCATGAACTGCGAGTCGTAAGCGATGGTGGCTTTCTTGACGGTAGCCAACCTCTGGACAGGCACACCACCCTCAGCGGCTTCACGCAGGTCGTCTACGTGGTAGCGGGAGATGATCTCTTTGCGGCGCTCCACCGACCGGCGCAACGACCGGTAGTTGGGGATAGCGACATGCTTCGATGTCTGGGTGGCGAGGACAGGAGTTTGGAACGCCATCCCTGTCGTCGGGTCAATGAACTCCAGAATCGAGTGGCCCCTGTCGGCGTCGAAGCGAAGGTTCGAGGCGGAGAGGCGACGGTAGGCGACGTGCTTCTTGACGTTGATGTTCGCCAGCACAGTCTGAATGTCGTCTACGGACAGGCCAACCTCTTCGGCCATAGTCTCGAACATGCGGGTCTCGATACGCTCCCACACCATCTGGCGACGTGGCACCGATGTGGCTGCGTCCAAGGCGCCACGCAGCACAGCTTGCTCTGCCTCAGGGATAGATGAGGACTGCATCACTCTGGCCGCCTGAACGGACAGCTTGTCGGAGTTCAGGTCGATGAACCGGCCTGGGGTCATACGGGTCGTAGCGTGCACTGCCCGCCCGAGGCGACTCTTCTGGGTGGTGCCGGACCAGCGGACTTTCTCCATTGTGGTGGCACGAGGCTCGAACCTCATGTGAGGTGTGTTGCCGAGCACGTCGGTGGAGTCTTCGACGACTGTGCCTCTGGAGGCGAACAGCGACCTCATCACGTCGTTGGAGCCTGTCTCCTCGATCAGTGCGTCCAACCGCATCTGGTTGAACGGCTCGGGGGGACCCTGCACGTTCTCCCCCAACGACTTGGGGATGAAGTTCTTGCGGAGCGGGTCAACGAACTGCATCTCGTCGCCCTGCATGGACGCCCGCCTCATGTACTTCTCGATGTCGGACTCCTGCTTCACGATCTTGCGACGCAGTTTACGGGTGTCCCGAGGGGCGCCTCTCAGGGCGGAACGACCGAAACCTTCGGTGGCCTGTATGGACCGCATCTTCATCAAGTCGTCGATCGAGTCCGTCAACTGGATGAGAGTGGAGACCAAGTCGTCGTTGCCTGTGGCGACTGCCTCCTGCATGATCTCCGCCATGATCTCCTGCGGGAAGATGTCCTCGTTCTGGATGATGAACTCCAACGTGCCCGAGTCAGACGAGAAGTCTGTGATCGTGTTACGTCGAGTACCGGACAGTATGAACCTCTCCAACATGTCCGCTATCGTCACGGGACCTTTGGCGCCTCGAAGTGTCTTCTCGACATCGAGCGACATCTGAAACACTTCATGCAACTCCTGCAAAGCGGAACGGTCACCAGTGAGCGCACGCCACACCCTGTCCATACCGGCAAGGTCATCCGAGTACGTGAAATAGGCTTCCGCCAACACGTCGGCCATCGTCCCGACGCCACCGGACGCTTTCTCGTTGTTGAGAACCGTCTTGCGAAGCATCCCGGACACCTCGTGGATGTTCTCCTCGGTGTGATGCCCCAACGTCCTGCCGGTACGTTCGAGGCTGTTCTGCACCAACGCACGGGCAGCGGTGTCTATGTCCACCCTCTTACTGGACCCCAACCATGCGTTGATTTGCCCCAGGACGTTACCGCCCTCGGCCTGCATCCTTGGGTTCAGCACAGAGCGGCGGGCCTGCTTCAGCATCCGCTTCTGGCCTTCGGTGGCATTGATGTACATCTGGAAGATGTTCGTGTCCTCAGGGCGACCCTTCGACTTGACGTAGTTGATGGTCTCCAACCATGCGGCCCGCTTCTGCGAGGCCATGTGCCCCTGCCGCATCTGGAGGTTCCCGAGTCGGGACGCATCCTCGGCGGTACCGTCGAACATGCCTGTCTTGATCTTGTTCCGAAGCGCAACCTCTATGCCCCCGGTCAACTCGTCACCGGCCTCCAAGCCTTCACGAGCTATGAGCCCGCCTGAGGATTCACGGACCCGAGCTTCAGCTATCGACTTCACCACATCATCCGACGAGGGGGCTGTGCCGGTAGCGAGGTGCTTCTCATGGAACAGATCTTCGGCCCGCTCAGCGGCAGTGCCCCTCAAGCCCAAGGCGCTGGAGTCGAAGGACGCTGCGACCTTCACGTCGTCGGCACTCCGGACCACAGCCCCACGACTGGAGGCCAACCCGTCGAACACATCAGTGGCGCCTTGGAGTCTCATCTCATCAGAGACAGAGATAGCACCCTTGCGGACTTGGATAGCTACGACACGTTCACCGAAGGCGGCAGCTATTTCAGGGTTAGAAGAAACAGACAATTCAGTACGAAGGGTGTCTCCCGTTATTCTGCCCGTCCGACCGATCGCTTCAGCAGTGTTCTTGTCGGTGCCGTGGTACACCCACACCCATGCGTCGTCAGCGAGTTGAGCGAACTTGCCTTTCGCTGCCTCAGTTGCCAGCTCGTCAGCGACCTTGGCGGTAGTGCCCGGTGGGATGAACGGTGCGTCAACGACATGTGCGTTGTCGGCGAGCTTCGCAGCTTCCTTCGACAACCTCAGGTCGGCACGGGTTGAACCTCGGAACGCTGCGGCTGGCCCCTCCTTGATGGAGGCGGCTGTACGGGAGTAGATCTGGGCGAGGGGACCTGTACCGCCTGCTCGGGCAGCGTTGACTGTGCGCCCGTAAATGGCGAACGGGTCGAAGCGGACAACTACGGCAGCGTCAATGAACCCGGACACCCAGCGGTAGTACCCGGAGTCTTTGGCCCGTTCGATTTCTTTCTCGTCGAAGATGTTGTCTGTCATCACCATAAAGAACATCGCCTGACCCAGCGACCTTGAGTCCGCAATCTTGTAAGCCTGCGACCACTTCTCACCGGAGAATATGTCTGTGATCCCTACGTCAGGGGAGTCGATGATTGAAGCCATCGTCATGACCGTGGCGAGCGGCTGATTGAAGACTTCCTTGTTCACCCACGTGAACCCGTCGAGCGTGGAGTTAGCTCCATCACGAGACCAGCCCGGCAGGGCACCTATCACCGCACCCAAGCCCTGGTCCGGCCCGAACACCCCAGCCAGCCCGTTGCCGGTCCTCTTGAATATCACCCCCCTGATCGTGTCCGAGAACCCCTCGTACTCGTCATCAGTCCACGTGGAGCGGGCAAGGTCGTACACCCCCAACCCTGCCTCAGTGAAAGGCTTAGCGAAGCCCAACCCGATATTCGCCATACGATTTACAAAGCCGACGCCAAAGGTCATGCCTAACAACCTACAGTGCCCCCGCCTCCGAAGAGGCGAGGGCACTTAGGGCTTTCCCTCACAGTCACATCACACGTTGCATCATCTCGTGCTGCGTATCAACTTAGGAAAGCATGTCACCATCCGACAGGTAACAACCTGTCAGGACTCTTTAGCCCACGTCCCAAAGATGCTTTCTACCCACCAACCGTCAACGCCATCACCGACGACGGTGACTGAGTCACCTTCGACGTCTGAGGCGCCCGAGTTGATGAGATCCTTGTTGTCGACCGAAGTCGTATGGTGGATCGCGTCGGCGGCAGCAGGCGAGAGCGAAGTCCCTGTGCCAGCGCTGACTGTGTGGGTGACGAAAGTGAACCGAAGTCCCTCCACCGTGGACGGCAAAGTGAACACAAGGTTGGCGGCAGCCGCCAAAAACACCCTGTTGTTGTCGGCAGCCGTCAAAGTCTGAGCTGTGGTCACCTTGCTGAACTTGCGTCCTGCGTAGGTCCCCAACTCGGTCTGGACGGCAACTGCCTGTTCAGACCCATAGGTATCGAGTGTTGCTGGATAATTGGAACTCATCTGATCTCCTCAAATGGGGTTTGACTGTGAATGTTCCACCCCCCACCCTACAGCGTCGGGAGCCTGTCCCCGTCCACTGGCATGTCGGCACGCATCTTCCGGACCATCTGACGCATCCGAGCGGACGTGTGTTTCCGGTTGTCGACCATCGCTTCGAGGATCGGCACAACCTCAGCGAGCATCTCTGCGTCCTGGTCCTCTTCGGCGTTCGGGAACTGCAACGCCTCAGGGCCTACACCGGGACCGGCCTTCGAGCCTGCGAACAGGGACTCGTTCGGGAACTCCGACTCACGGCCGATAGGCCGACCGGGAGCTGCGTCGGTGAGACCGATCTGGTCGGACGGGATAGCGGAGACTTGAGCCTGTTGGTCTTCAAGCTCTTTCTTCTTCCCGTAATCCAGCCCCTTGGGTAGATCGAGGCGTCCTTCTCCAGCCATATCAAGCTCCTGTCGGTGACGAGTTCAAGTTCTGCAACACAGAGGCTAGGTCGGGAGGTCCCCCTCCGCCTGCGCCGGGGGGTCCTGCACCTTCTGGAGCTGCCTGTGCCATTGCCCCAGGGTTGGAAGGGTCAAGTCCCCCAACTTGCTGTTCCGGTGCGGGAGCGGCATTAGCCTGCCGTTCTCTAGCCAAGGCGTCTGCCTCTCTAACTGCCTTGCGGATGTCACCATGTCGGTCAAACCCGTCTGCGATTTCAGCCAAGTCCACCAAAGTCGCACCCTGTGTAGGGTTCTGAGCCTGCGTGAGCAGACCGGTGAGTAGGGCATTGTCTATCGCCTCCAACGTGATCTGGTCTTCCTCGTAGTCGTCGTTCGGGATCAAAGGATTCGACGCTCGGGCTGTCTTCGTCGACATCATCCCAGTCTGCATCGCCTGCCCGAGCGCCACCTGAATCGAGTTCACGTCCGCACCAGGAATCGGATAATGGACCGTGTTCCTTGAGTCTGTGATGTCTACGGCTGGGGTAATATCGGTGAGGTGGCGATCTCCTTGACGGCCACTGAACATCGAAATCTTCTTCGCTCGGTTCGTCGGCGAGTTCTTCCACAGCTCAAAAGCACCCTCGTTTGTCTTAGACAGAATCCGAGCCATCGTCTTCTGAGCTTCAGAAATAATTGGGTCCAAAGAGAACGACGCCATGTTGTTAATCGCAGCTCCCGTCCTCAGAGACGCCCCACGGGCCTCACCTTTGGTCAAAGGGTCCAAACCGCCTGACTGGCCGAAGGAACCTTCCATCTGATCTGTGATCTGTCTCGACACCACAGACGGGTCCATGCGGACCACCTGAAAACCTTTAGCGTTCTGCAACAAGTTGACTTCGCCGTCCCGACCGTCAGACCACTGGCCGTTCACCAAAGTCGGTGGGACGTCCCCATCGCCGAACGCAACGAGATCAGGGAACACCCCCCGCTCAGCGGCGATCTTCTCCAAAGTCCTCAAGCGACCGATCTCGTTCACGAGCCCGGTGAGCTTCATAACTGACGACTCGATCCGATCTAACGTCACTCGGGTCCCAACGTAACCGGGGACCATGCCCGCCCAATTATTCCAGCGGCGCAACATCATCGACTTGTCCCGATGCTGGCGACGCCAATCGGTGTAGTCCGAAGACTGGTTGTAATAGAACGGTTGCCTCGGCCCGAGCACACCGACCATGATCTGGTCCTCGTCGATGTATTCGACTACATCCCAAATTTCCTGCCTGTTCATATTCGACTTATCGAACAGATTATGCTTCGTCTCCGGGTAGTTCCGTTTCAGCCACGCTTCCGACTTGCCATAAATGTACGCCACGTACCCAGGAGCCGAAAAATCCTCCGGGGCCTTAACCTCCGAGTACGTGGAGAGTGGGTCTCTTAGCTCAATGATCGGATGCTCGAAGCCCTTCTTCTCTACAGCGATCATGGCGCAGGTCCCGTAAGCGAACAGGTGACGGAACGCACGACCGAGCATCGCATCCTCCACGCCAGACTCACGCCAAATAGCAGCCAGCCCGGCTTGGCGTTTCCTCAGACGCTTCTGCTCAATGTCCGTCTTGCGGGCCTGCATCGAAATCGACGGAACCACCGAAGCAGCCCGCATCGACTTCGTGTCAATCGCATCGGCGATAAGCAAAGGAGACGGAGACCTACCAGGCTCATCCTCGCCGGGCACATCGTACGTGGGTGTCAGAACATCAGCGTTGTAGTGAGCCCGCACAGCCAACATGCGTTGCTTGATAGGAGAGTCGTACTGCTTCAGATGATCAACGAGAGCTGTGGCCTCTTCCCAAGTAACTGCCGTCATGTCTTATGCCTCCGTGAGCCCAACTGCATCTGCGTCTTCCCAGCGTACCCTGCCCGCCTGGCAGGGCCGTGCCGTTCCCTATTACGGGCAATCAGGTCTTGGGTCTTCTTCAGTGTCATAATGCGGCGCCGTTCGTACATCACGTAAACGTGTATGAACCACAAAGCCATCACAAGGTCTTGCACGATCGCTTTGGTGGGCACGTCGGGGCGCCACATTAGGAGTTGCTGGCGGAGTGGTGTCATCTGTTTCGTCGAGAACTCATCACCCCACGGCATATGGATACGACCATTAGAGAGCGGGGTCTCCATCTTGGCGACACCGAACACTGTGTCGTGTTTCTCCCCACCTGTGGTGTGCTTCTTCAGCGACACCCCATACGAGGAACACATCGTCTCGATACGTTCGGACGTAAGCAACGCCTTCTGGTACGCCTTGTCTTCGATGATGAGAGTGTCGGACTGGTAGGCGAGTAGGAACTCTTCGATCTTGTTCTCAGCGTACGACATCTTCCCAGTATTAAACTCCAAGTCCAAGTCGTAGATCCATATGTCGGTCATGGACCAGCCTGCGGCGATGATGGCGTTGCCACCCGTCAGCGCCGGGTCGATCGAGGTGACTCTCCCGAGGATCTCCTGCGGCTTATCCGAAGCGACCTCATGAGCCTCGTGCCAAGTGTTGACCGTGTACCGAGGATCAAGAGATTGGGACACGATATCGGAGAAAGTGTTACCACCACCCCCAGCCGGGTTCTGCTGGTAGACCGCCTGGAACATGTCCCCCTGCTGCCTAACCAAAAGAGGTAGGTCCTTAGTGCAGATGACCTCCTCGAAGTTGGACACACCTTCCGAATTGATCAGCGGCATGATGTAGAGGTTGTCCTCAAGGACCATCCCCTCCTCCACCATCCGTTCCGGCAGGTCACCCATCTCAAGGCGGGTACCGATGTAGATAACCTTGCCTCGGATAGCGCCCTCACGTCGGGTGAGGATCGTGCGCCGGATGTCACGCATGTACCGGTTCGTCTGCCCGAGCGTGTTCGAGGTCTGGATGTCGTCCATGATGATGATGTCAGCACGAATCGACGAGATCTGCGACCTCATACCCCGTGTACGGAGGTTGTAGTCACGTAACTCCATGTCGCCACCGGGTAGACGGATAGCGTCAGCTCGCCATGTCAGGTCGCCGTCCTCGTGATACAAAGCGCCGAACATCTCAGAGAGCTTGGAGTACTGCCCGTCCTCATTCTCAAACCTGGTCTTAATGACCTCCATCGTCCGCTCGCCCAAGTCCTTCGACTCTGAGATGTACATCACTCTGAGCTTCTGATTCTTAGCCAGTTCGATACTGAGCCAGTCCTCTACGGTCATTGTCTTACCGACGCCGGGCGGCAAGAGGATCATTACGATCTCGCCCTCAGGTGCATACTCGATGATGTCGATGATCTTCTGCTGATACCCGTACGTGTCCCGCCCGAAACACATCTTGCGCAGAATATGGAACGGCAAAGCGTGATAGTTCCCCGCCTCCACCATAGAGACAAGGTCTTGACCTTCGTGCTGAGCTGCCCGAGAGGCCCGCTGGAAATTCACGTCGTTCGAGCGCCACTTATAGAAAGTGCCCTTCGTAACGTTCACCTGCCAACAAGCCTCATCGACGGTGTACCCGTTCGACAGAAGCTTCAGGAGGCTCCCTTGGCGGAGTTTCCGTTCCGCTGTCAACTTCTGCTGATACTTCTGAAGGCCAGCTACCCGACGCCGCTCAAACTCAGGGTCCGACGTATCCGTATGCCAGCCCACCATCGCCGAGTCCTCTTCGAGGCGGACGTTCCCTTCATGGACCAGCCTTATCCTGGTCTCATCGTCCATGTCCCCGAAGAGAGGATCGACTTCTTCTACAGCGAACGGGTCAAACGGTGCGTCCATACCCAGGAGACTACCTCACGGACGCCGATCGACGACGTAAGCCAAAACCTCCAACTTAGACGCCAACCGAACCACCTCAGCGTCAGCGCCCTCTCTCGTCTTGAACGCACGATGCAGAATACTGTTCGCCCCGAACCTCACCTCGAACCGGTACGAGAGAACGAACAAGTCATCGGGTTCCCCAGCCCCAATCACATCACCTATCTGTTTGTGCATCCAGCTCCGCCTATTGGAGTCTAGTAACGTTTGGGGCTTCGGGTCCTTCTTCCCCCCGGCCTATAGCGCTTCGGTGAACGTTTCTTCTTAGTAGCCCGACGTGCAGCACGTTTCACAGCCCTACTAGCACGACTGGGTGCGCCCTCATATTTAGCATGTGACCTATGTGCCATACCCCCAGAATACACCATCAGGGCGCCGCTAATGGTTTTCCCAGTTTCATGTTCTCCGCTCCGAACCGCAGTGATGTGTCACACCGTCGTACGTCCAGGACTTGATCCACCCAAAGTAGCAGGTGCAGCCAGGCCACCCATGCCAGCCTTGCCTGTCCCATAAGAGCTTTGCTCTCATCGTCTGCTCAGCTACCGAAGCTTGGGATGGTAGACCCTCGCCTCCCACTAAGCGCCATGAGGGTAGGTGGAACTGGAACAGCCCGTGTGCACCCGCCCCGGATACCACTGTTGGATCTCCGTGGCTCTCACAGCTGATGAGGCGATTCACTGTGTCAGACCCCCAAGCAGGGCTGTGGTCCATGACGGGGTTGACTATGGGAGGGTCCTCCCTATTGAAAGATTCGATTGGCTCAACGAAGACCCCGCTAAGGGCAGCAGCCATCCATACCCAGAGTGCGATGAGCGCTTCAATCATCTCTAGTCACCCAGCAATACAGTAAGCAGTTCGATACACCGATCGCATTCGCACTCGCACTGAGACT